CCCCACCGCCCCCGCACCCCCACTAAACAGTTCCGCCCACCCGCCTGCGTATTACGCTCTAATCCACTCTTCCCATCACTTCCCAGAAACACCCCCCTTCATTTCCAAATCCAAAACACCCCCCCCCTATATAAAAATTTCGTTTAAACAGTTGCGAACGTTCGTATTATCGTTTAAACTGTGTTTGTTGGTATTCTTGTGAGGCGTTGCAAAGCTGTGGGACGTGTTCCGACTTTATGTGTGCAAGCACTTACCAACTTTCATTTGGAGGCGCATTGTGGATGACAACCAAACTGTGCAGCTAGTCACTGTTTCAGGCAGTGTGTCCCCAAATGAAAAGTTGTATAAAAAATGACTGAACGCAGAAAGTTAGTGTTAGATTTTATTAGGGCCTATGTACGGTTGTACGGGGTTCCGCCTTCCTACGAGGTCATTGCTAAAGGGATCGGTTTAAACTCTAAGTCGAACATACATAGGATTGTTCATAGATTGAAAGAGGATGGGTATTTGAAAACACAACCGTACAAGTTCCGGGCGATTCAGTTGGTTGACAGCTCTGTGGTGTTTAAACGATGACGCAGATTGTTGAAGGTTTAGAGTTGCTGACCACCGACGAGGTAAGGAACCTTATGCATCTGGCGGAGCATGGGGATGACGCTACCCGCAGTAAAGTGTTTGAGATGCTGCGTAGGGATAGAGGTGACCGCTGTAAGGTTGATTTCCTGTGCTTTGTAGAACAAATGTGGCCTGTGTTTATATCGGGTAAACACCATGCGATCATGGCTGACGCCTTTGAGCGGGTTGCTAGGGGTGAATTAAAGAGGTTGATCATCAACATGCCTCCCCGGCACACTAAGTCGGAGTTTGCTTCCTTTTTACTTCCTAGTTGGTTCTTGGGGAAGTTCCCGCACAAAAAGATAATTCAGACTGCCCACACCGCAGAGCTTGCGGTCGGCTTTGGACGGAAGGTTAGGAATCTTGTTTCTTCAGAAAATTATCAGCAAGTGTTTGCAACAAAGCTTTCAAGTGATTCAAAGGCCGCAGGTCGCTGGAATACTCATATGGGCGGCGACTACTTTGCTATCGGTGTTGGCGGCGCTGTTACAGGTAAGGGCGCAGATCTCTTAATCATTGACGATCCTCATTCAGAGCAGGAAGCTAAACAAAACAACTCCGCAGTCTTTGACAATGTGTATGAGTGGTTCACATCCGGCCCTCGGCAGCGTTTACAGCCGGGCGGGGCCATCATTATTGTGATGACTCGGTGGTCTAAGAGGGATTTGACCGGCCAAATCATTAAAAATTCGGCTAAAGATGGCGTAGATCAATGGGAAACCATTGATTTCCCAGCAATCATGCCCTCAGGAACCCCTCTTTGGCCCGGTTTTTGGTCTAAAGAAGCCCTAGAAGCCCTTAAATCAGAGCTTCCGGTGTCTAAATGGGAGGCTCAGTACCAACAGAACCCTACATCCGAAGAAGGCGCGATCATTAAACGTGATCAGTGGCAGCTTTGGGAGGGTAAGAACCCCCCTTCTGTTGAATACATCATTCAGTCTTGGGATACAGCCTTTGAAAAGAACAACCGCGCAGATTACTCTGCATGTACAACGTGGGGTGTCTTCCAACACCCCGACAAACATGGCAATTTAAGAGCAAACATCATTCTTTTAGATGCGTTTAAAGCTCGCCTAGAGTTCCCTGAGCTTAAAGCCAAAGCCTTTGAGCTTTGGAAGGAGTGGGATCCAGATACATTGATTGTGGAGAAGAGAGCTGCGGGCGCTCCATTGATCTATGAGATGAGAAAGATGGGAATCCCTATGTCGGAGTTTACGCCGGGCAAGGGAAACGATAAGATCTCGCGTGTAAACGCAATCTCAGACCTGTTTGCCTCTGGCATGGTGTGGTGTCCTGAAACCCGTTGGGCTGAAGAAGTGATGGATGAATTAGCTTCCTTCCCAAATGGCGACCATGATGACCTAGTGGACTCGAGCAGTCAGGCTTTGATGCGGTTTCGCCAAGGCGGCTTCATCACAATCGATACAGATGAGCCTGATGAACCATTTAACTACCGCAAAAAAGCAGAGTACTACTAAGGAATACTATGAGCATCGAAAAAGCAGTCAACCAAGCACCCTTGGGTTTAGATAATTTGATGGGGACCGAAGAGGGGTCTGTTGAAATTGAGATCATCAATCCCGAAGGCCTAACCATTGGAGTCGATGGCATCGCAGTTGACCTCATTGAAGATGAGGAGGAAGGCTTTGACGACAACCTCGCAGAATACATGGATGAAGGTGAACTTCAAAAGATTGCCGGCGATATGCTGTCCTTAATTGATGCTGACATTAACAGCCGCAAAGAATGGACAGACATGTATGTGAAAGGCCTTGAAGTTTTGGGAATGAAGTATGAAGAAAGAACCGAGCCTTGGAACGGTGCGTGCGGTGTGTTTTCCACCGTGCTCACAGAAGCGGCAGTTAGGTTCCAAAGTGAGACTATTATTGAAACTTTCCCAGCGCAAGGGCCGGTCAAAACGCAGATTATCGGTGCTATTGATAAATTTAAAGAAGACGCTGCAGAACGTGTCAGAGAAGACATGAACTACAAGCTGACAGAAGGTATGCCTGAGTACCGACCAGAGCATGAGCGGATGTTGTATTCTTTGGGTCTGGCAGGCGCTGCTTTTAAGAAGGTGTATTACGATCCTTCAATGGGCCGTCAAGCAGCCATCTTTTTGCCTGCAGAAGACGTAGTAATTCCCTACGGCGCATCAAGTGCTATGACCTCAGAGCGTGTGACACACATCATGCGCAAGACCAAAAACGACATCACAAAGCTGCAAGTTGCAGGCTTTTACATTGATGCAGAACTTGGCGAGCCAATGGCCTTCTACACCGACGTAGAAAAGAAAAAAGCTGAAGATCAAGGTTACACCATCAATGATGATGGACGCTACCAAATCCTTGAGGTTCATATTGACTATGACATGCCCGGCTATGAGGATGAAGATGGTATTGCATTGCCATACGTTGTCACCATAGAGCGCGGCACAAGTAAAATTTTGGCAATCCGCAGAAACTGGCTGGAAGATGATGAGTCGCATTTAAAGCGACAGCATTTTGTTCAGTACACCTACGTCCCCGGCTTCGGTGCTTATGGTTTAGGTTTGATCCATTTGATTGGTGGTTACGCCCGTGCAGGCACATCATTGATTCGTCAGCTGGTGGACGCAGGTACATTGTCTAATTTGCCCGGCGGATTAAAATCACGAGGCATGCGTATTAAGGGTGATGACACCCCAATCCAGCCCGGAGAGTTCCGTGATGTTGACGTGCCAACAGGCGCGGTTGCAGATAACATTATGATGCTCCCATACAAGGAGCCATCACAGGTTCTGGCTGGCTTGTTGGACAAGATTACCAATGAAGGTAGACGTTTAGGCTCTATCGCAGATATGAACATCAGCGATATGTCAGCTAACGCTCCCGTGGGTACAACCTTAGCTCTGCTTGAGAGACAACTCAAGACAATGTCTGCGGTGCAAGCCCGCGTGCATTACTCAATGAAGCAAGAGTTTAAACTCTTAAAAGACATCATCCGAGACTACACCCCGGGTGAGTATGAGTATGACCCCTCTTCAGGTGTCCCTCAAGCTAAGCGCGGTGACTACGACATGGTCGATGTTATCCCTGTGTCTGACCCTAACTCCGCAACAATGGCTCAGCGGATCATGCAGTATCAGGCTGTCATCCAGCTGGCTCAAGGTGCCCCACAGATCTATGACCTCCCGCAGTTGCACCGTCAGATGATTGAAGTTTTAGGCATTAAGAACGCGGATAAGTTGGTTCCAATTGAAGACGACCAGACGCCCCGCGATCCTATTTCAGAGAACATGGCGTTCCTGACCGGTAAACCTACCAAAGCCTTTATCTTCCAAGACCATGACGCCCACATCGCAGTTCATACATCAATGATGCAAGACCCAATGGTCATGGGGCAAATGGGGCAAAGCCCAATGGCTCAGCAAATGCAGGCCGCCATCATGGCCCACGTTGCTGAACATATTGCGTTCCAGTACCGCTCTAAGATTGAACAACAACTCGGAGCTACACTGCCGGCACCTAACGCCAACCTTAGCGAGCAGGTGGAAGTTCAGTTGTCCAAGTTGGTTGCGCAGGCGGCTGCTCAGTTGTTGCAGGTCAACAAAACGCAACAAGCTCAGCAGCAGGCACAGCAGGCCCAGCAAGACCCTGTGGTTCAAATGCAACAACAGGAACTGGCCATCAAACAACAGGACGCTCAAACCAAGGCGCAGAAGGTTCAAGGCGACTTGGCCATCAAGCAGGCCGAGCTACAGCTCAAGATGCAGCAAGCCCAAAGCCAGCAAGGGGAAGACCCAGTGTTGGCCGCGCAACGTGTTCAGCAAGAAATTGCTCAGGCAGAGCAACGCCATCAGTCAGAGCTTGCCCGCAAAGAACAACAGCACGCTCAAAGCCTGACCCATAACCAGCAAACACAAGAGCTGATAGCCAAACAAAAAATGTTGCAAATGTTACTAAACACAACACAACAACCTAAGAAAGAAGAGTAATGCAACTTCTTGAAATATTAAATGCAAAGCTGGAGGATCAACTCCAGCCATTGCGTAGAGCCGTAAGTGATGGTGGTGCTAAATCCTACGATCACTATAAGGAGCTGTGTGGAACCATCCGAGGTCTAGAAACCGCACAGTTAGAAATCAAAGACCTCGTGCGTAAACTTAAGGAGTCAGAAGATGACTGAATTTGATGTTAAGGCTGTTGACTTGAGCGGGCTGCTAAACGCCAATGCTGAAGAAAAAGCCAAACAAGTGCCAGACCCGGCGACGTATCACATCTTGTGTATGTTGCCCAAGGCAGAAGAAGAGTTTAGCGAGACCGGGATTCTAAAATCTGCGACCGCTATGTACCACGAAGAGCTACTCTCACCAGTGCTGTTTGTGGCAAAGATTGGCCCTGATGCGTTTAAAGACGAAAAGCGCTTCCCCTCAGGCGCAGCCTGTAATGTTGGAGACTTTGTGTTAGTACGTCCTAACACGGGAACCCGCATGAAGATTCATGGTACTGAATGGAGACTCATTTCTGATGATTCCGTGCAGGCTGTTGTTCAGGATCCGCGCGGTATCCAACGCCCAAACTAAGGAATAATCATGGCTGAAATGGAAAAAATTGAGTTTTCTTTTCCGGACGAGGAAACAAAGAACCCTCGACAGGGCGGTAAGATGGTTGCGCCAGAAGAGGATGTTGTGCAGGATGAAAAACCTGAGATTGAAATTGTTAGCGATGTGCCGGAAGAAGATCGTAACCGGCAACCCTTAGGTTTTGACCCAGCAGATCCTACCGACGAAGAGTTGGCGGGTTATACCGAAAGCGCCCGAAACCGTTTAAAGCTGTTTACTAAAGGCTTTCACGACCAACGCAGAGCAAAAGAGGCTGCTGAACGTGAACGGGAGGAAGCTTTAAGGATTGCACAAACAGTCGCAGAAGAAAACAAACGTTTAAAGGGTTCTTTAAGCCAAGGCCAGAATGCTCTCCTAGAGCAGGCAAAACGCACGGTATCCAATGAGATTGAAGAGGCTAAACGTTTATACCGGGAAGCCTACGAAGCCGGGGATACAGATAAGTTGGTGGATGCGCAGGAAGCACTCACTAACGCCAAGATCCGCGCCGATAAAGTAAATAATTTCAAACCAGCCCCTTTACAAGAGCCAGAAACTCCTGTACAAATCACACCGCAGCCTCAACAAGTTGCGCCAGTTGACGAAAAACTACTTGCATGGCAAGACCGAAATCAGTGGTTTGGAAGCAACAAACGCATGACCTCATACGCCCTCGGGTTGCATGAGGAACTTGTTGATAGCGGTATACGAGTCGGCAGTGATGAATATTACAAACGTATTGACACTGACCTACGAGATAGATTCCCTGACCAGTTTGGAGCCGGGGGATCCGTTGATGCTAAATCTCAACGTACCAAATCCAATGTTGTTTCACCCGCAACTAGAAGTACTGCACCACGAAAAATCGTACTGACAGAAACGCAAGTGAATATAGCCAAACGGCTTGGCGTCTCCTTGGAGAGCTATGCACGTGAGGTAGCGAAAGAAATGAGGAAATGAAAATGGAAAAATCTATACGCCCCAGCCGCGCCCTTGAAACCCGCGAAGCAGAGGAGCGTCCAAAACAATGGATGCCACCACAGCTTTTGCCAGACCCAATTCCACAAGCGGGTTATGCATATCGTTGGATCAGGATTGCAGCTTTAGGTAAAGAAGACGCCACAAACATTTCCGGCAAACTTCGTGAAGGCTGGGAACCCGTTAGGGCTACCGACCACCCTGAGATTCGTTTGTTTGGTTCTGACAGCAATGCCAAGTTCCCTGACAGCGTTCAAGTGGGCGGTTTGTTGCTTTGCAAAACACCTGTGGAGCTTACTGAACAACGCAATGCGTACTACCGAAAACAATCGGAAGCACAAATGCAGTCAGTAGACAACACTTACATGCGCGAGAATGATCCGAGGATGCCTATGTTCAAAGAACGTAAGTCCACGGTCACTTTCGGAAAAGGTACTTAATTTTTT